CCTACCTGTGCCAAGTTCTTATCCATTGTTTCTGCTAGAACCGCACCTGTTTCATCAGAGTAAACTGAGCGTACATCGTAGTGATTCTTAGCTTCATCAATGTTAGCGATAAAGGCTTGAGCTACTAACAGGTCATCAATAGTGATAACACGTTCAGCAGCATTTACAGCACCACCAACCAGCTCAGTACCCGGAGTGTGGTATGCAGCTGTGATAGTACCGATTGCAGGGAATGAAGCAGACTTACCATTAGAGATAGTACGTACCATAGATTTACCTAGGAATACGTTATCTCGGTGGAAAGCTGTTAGCACTTCACCTGAGAATACTTTTAAAAAGAGTGCGTCTACATCACCAGCACCATTGACTTGTCCTAAACGACTTGCTGTTGCATTTGCCATTATTTACTTCCTTAGAAATGATATAAGCGATAACTGGAACGTTATCTGTGGGGTATCACTTCAGTTGCTTATTAATCCTGAGCATAGTTATCCAACCTCAGCCGGGCTATGTAGTCTTATAGCTACTTAGTTGATGGTATTACATTGAACAAGAGGAGGTCTTATTCAATTTGAAACGAATTGCTTTTTTGAAGATTAGCTTTAGATTCTAATATTTGTAAATTACTGGGAACATGGAGTCCCGTAACAAAAGTGTTATTTAAAGGTACTATATGGTCAACATGGTATTTAATAAAACCAGCTTCTTTATTAAGAGAATCTCTCTCTTTATATACCTGTAAAACTTTGGCTGACTCCCATAAGGCTCTATTAGAAAGCTGTCGTTTCCTAACGTCATCCTTACTATTGTAGTAAGCTTTATTTCTTAATCTCTCAAGCCTCTTAAGTTCTTTATTCTGTTCAGGATGATTGTCACGCCACTCTTTTCTAAGCCTTCGCTGACAAACCATACACTGTTTTGAATTAGTGTTTCTTATTGATAGATGTCCGTATTTACAAGGCTTACCTGTATAATAATGTGCCCTACCTAAAGCTAAAGCTGTGGGTCTGTCAATTATTTCTAAAGTCAAATTAACCTTACTTAAGACTCCCCAAGGTTGCACTTTCCTCTGTGTTAGCAGTTAAGAGGTGTGGGGAGTGAGTTACTTAGAATATATTACTACGACCTAATTTTTCAGATACCTTAGCTCGGAAAGCAGGGTCAGTTTTATACTTAGGGTCATTCATATCTACCATCATCTCAGCACGTGACTGATAGGCATTAGAACCAACCTTAGTATTAACCTTACCTGTAATCAAATCCTTGCCTGTATTACCTGAGTCATTACCGTACTTAGTCCACATATCCTTGATTGCATACTCACGTATAGTGGGGATATTAGAATTTACAGCAATGTTATAGGCTTTGATTTCTTCAGGAGAAGCGTTAGCTTTAGCCCAATCAACCATAGCGGTATAACCTTCAGAGCCTTCAGTAATCGTGTAGGCTTGAGAACGCATCACTTCAACTTTAGCTAACTGTCCTTCAATATAGTTATCAACCATATCGTTAGGAATACCAGCCTTAGCTAGTTTGTCGTAAGACTCTTTAGATAACTCACCGGATTCAGCATACTCAGCACTTAAGCTAGTCATATCTAAACCAGCATCAGCTACAGCTTTATTAGCAGCATCTTCAGCAGGAGGTGTCTTATCATCAGCCTTAGGTTCTACCTTAGGTGGCTCAGGTGGTTTACTCTTAGATTTCTCTAGTTCAACATAACTCTTAGTCAGGGAAGCATAATCAACTTCACCAGTTTCAGCGTTATAGAACTTGTCAGGAACACCTTCAGGTTTCGGAGCGATAACTACAGGAGCTTCAGGTTCTACACCGCCATTGACAGCAGCTTCACCCTTCTTAGCCATCTCAGCAATATACTCAGGACTCTCCGGGTTAACCTCGGGTGTTACATTAATAACGTCTGCCATTAGTAATGAGTCACCGAGATACCATTAGGTAATTCATGAGTAGTACCCGGCTTAACACCATCGAAGAAACCATTAGTTAAATCTACAGTTGTCTCAGCGAGTGTCTCTAGGGTTACTTCAGTTTGAGCTTCAGGCAATAAAGAATCACCTTCTAGTACAATACCTACAGTTTCAGTTGGTTGACTTACTTCTTGTTCTTCAGTCAGTACCGCTTCTTTAGTTTGAGCTTTCGCCATTAGTGTTATCCTTGTTGAGGTGGTGGAGCTTGAGTAGCAGCGTTAACCATTCCATTCACAGCATTAGGGATAGCTGATTGAGCCATCTGCATCATCTGTTCTTGTTGGGCTTTCTTCTCTACATCAGCTTGAGTGTTAATTAAGTTCTTAGTATCAATCTGTAAGGCAGCTGCTCTACGTTTGAAGTACTCATCTACGTTAAGAAACTTAGCGATTACTTCAGCACCTAGCACTTGACCTGAGGATTGAATGAATAAATCTAATTTCTGTAAGTCAGCTGTACGACCTAAAGCTTCCATACCAGTAGTGATAGTTGGTTTAACCATACCTTTAGGCAATGATGGAATCTTGTTTTGTCGTTGCATACGTGTCATAAGTAAAGAGACTAGAGGTAACTGAAGTTCCTGAGCTAACACACTATAAATACCACCTAAGGCATCTTCTAGTTCACTAGCCATATAACGGATTTCTTCAGCTGTTACTCGGTCACCTTTACGCTGTACAGCAGAGTTCAACATGAAAGCGTAGGATAATCTCTCAGTGATACCTTGAGATACTTCCATAGCTACCCTGAAGTCACCTTGCTTATCTGTACGGAGCATAGTCACATCAGCAGCATTACCTTCTAATACAGCAAGGTTCTGAGCTTCAGCTACTGTTCTCTTACGAGTAGTACCGTTAGGACTTACGAAGATTAATAACTTAGCAGCAGCGGCAGAAGCCTCTACGATTGCCTTAGTGAGACCCTCAAGTGACTTAAGGTCACCTAGGTATTCTTCAACATAAGAACGACCATAGTCTTCATTGTCTACTGAGATTAACCGGAGAGGCATCCAAGGACTCTTATCTTTTGGATAGCTTGTCTTGGTAGCTTCAATGGTTATACCTTTTACTTCTTGTGTTACTTCCCATCTTCCCTTGTCGGAAAGCTGAATCATTGTATAAACTTCAACTTCTTCAGAGTCATTATCAATGGTTTCTGAATCATCATCGGGCTTATCTAAACCTAGCTCTGCACGAATCTTAGGGTCTAACACATGGACTGCAATATTCTCTTTAGTGATAATTCGCTGAGTAGCTCCCATAGGGTCTCTAGCGACTACATACCTATCCAACCTAAACACTCGTAAAGAAGTTGTGCTAGGAGGTAAGTACAGTAGAACATTACCAGCTACTACCAGTTGCTTGATACCTTCAAATAACTGTACTCGAATACTGGAGGAGTTAACCTCAGTAACGATACGTTTCTCAATGGTACTTAAGGCATCTTCAGCATCACCCCTAGATTTACCTAAGGATTCTAAAATACTGTCTTCCACAGATAACCTAAAGAAAGGCTGTGAAGGAGGGAATAATGCTAAGAGGAGTTTAGACGATATATTGTTTAACCCTCTTGCGCCCACACCTTGATATGGGGTTTTAAACTTTGTGTGACTACCGTTACTTGCAGGAGGAACTAAGGTAGGGATTGTTAGTACTGCACAGTCTCTAGCTCGGTTCAAGTAAGTGTTACGGTCTGTCTCTAACCGGGAGTATTCCCCGGCTATTGTTGTTGCTGTACCAGCCAATTAGGTTAACCCCCTGTAGGGATACCTAAGCCGCTATCAACCTTTAAAGCATCCTTACCTTTTTTCTTAGTACCCTCAGCTGTTGCTGTATCAGGGTCTTCAGGAGAACCAGCGAGGAATACTGGAGTTGGTTCAGGAGGTGGTAATGGTGGCGGAGCTTCAGGAACATCATTTCCCATGCACATAGATAATCCTTATAGTTAATCTTGAGGGTCTTCAGTTGATTCCGTAGTTAGAAATATGAGATTGTCTATAAGCCTTCGCTGGTAGATGTTCCCCCATAATTTTCTTTCTGAAATATCATCTTCAGGTTTTAGTGGGGGATACATTTCATCTAATTTCTTAACTAAATCAATGCTTAGTATTGGAAGTTTTTCCATAATTTATATGTTCCCTTTTACTAAGATGTACACATCATGGAAGTAACTCTTTGATTCTAAACAGGATGGTACTCGATAGGAGCAACTACAATTTGATAGCCATTGAAAAGAAAAGGCTCCACAATGAAGCGTCTAGCTCGGTGGCGGTAAGGGTCATTAGTGCAGTTTAAGTCTAAGGTTTTAAAGATTAATGTATCTGCTTGAGCTGTTAAGCCAGTAGGATATGGGTTGTATGAGTAGTGGCTATAAGGACTAGCTCGGAACTCCTCCCATTCCTGAGGAGTCACTAAGATGTAATCAATTGTCTTCCGCTCTCTTTCGGCTTTAACAATGATTTCCATAAGTCGGTCATATACTGTTTTCTTAAAGATTGCTTTCATTTATTTTGTCTCGGTAGATTCCATAGGTTTATCGGGGGAAATGTCAGGTTGTGCCACTGGAGTCTCCAGCTTGATTGAGAAGTCAATCCCTTCGTATCCTTTTCTGAAGGCATCTGAAGTTGTCTTGGTTTGGATGGAGTCTCCAGTGATTTCATTTTTAGTTGCCATATTCAAACTTCCTCAGCATCTGTAAAGCATGAATAGCTTTATCAATATCCTTCTCACCACCTTTATCCCGGAAGCGAGTCACATACTTAACTACAGTGTGTTGACAAGCATCTAGGTTATTAGCCATTGAGTACTCCATAGGTTGAATCTTAAGTTTCTTATAGTGGTCTCCATCTACTTGAGTATCCATAGGGTTATCGCTAAGAGTCTTAACGTATTCCTCTAAAGTTAACTTAGGTTTATCAGGGCAGCCCTTAACAGTCTCAAAGTATTCCTCTAAAGTCAGCTTAGGAGGTTCTGAGGGTTTATCCATAGCTTCCTGTAGCTCTTTAGGTCTAGGGGTTACTGTAATGCGTCTCTCAGTTACTCTAGGCTCCCAATGGGCTAAGGTCTTGAAGGAAGTACAATCCCAACAAAGCTCGGTAACTTCATCTAAGCCTCCTGTAGCTGGTTTGTGTAAGCAAGTAGAACAACTAGCGATTACATCACTCATTGAGTTACCTTCTTCTTTCTGTAGATAGTGTTGGTTGTCTCGAACTCTCCTGTAGTGAAATCACAAGTCAGTATTAAGCTTGTCTTCAGGAATCGTTTGCCGGGGAAGTTAGGATGGTCTTCAGCTTCTACAAAAGCTCTAGCACCTAAGAAAGAAACATCTGTGTATTCAACTACTGGTTTAGTATTTACTACTTTGGGGGTGTCCAATATATAGGCTCCTGTTTGTTAAAGTCATAGTCAACATATCTACAGATACGTGCTACTCGGGCTTGTGTTTGTGCGTCATAAGCTGTGAAACCTTTAGCTTCGTAGACTGATACAACCCTATCCCACAGGTCTCTCCAGTCTCCTTCCACCCAATCTTCCAGTAACTTATCGAAAGCCTTATCACCAGCTCCCGGACAGCCCTTGTAACCATCTGTAGCATCCCCTGTGAGGGTCTGTCTCATGTGGAAGGTGTGGGCTTCAAGCTCAGTTACTAAACGAGGCTTAAGGTCTTTACGGGGGTTGTAGAGCCAACCGGGGATAGTCTTCATATCCTTATCTTCAGATACGATAATCTTCTTACCAGCGATTAGTTTCGGATGGGTTGATAGAACCCCCATCACATCGTCAGCTTCGAGAGTAGGCTTACGATAACTAGGGTAGGCGTTCGCTAAGTGTTCCTTAAGAGGATAGAGCCACTCAGGTCTACTAGACTTACCATCAGCCCTGTGCATCTTGTAGCTAGGGAGGACTTTATTTCTCCAGTTAACTTCATCATCTGATAAGCAAATGATTAGGTCAGTAGCTTTACAAGTCTCCATGTAGTTCTGAAGGCATTCATCAATCTCAGCTGCTATTGAGGAGAGTTCCTCAGTGACAACTTTAGATACAACACCATCACCCCAATCGTATTTCTTCTCATTGGTTGAAGCGTATTTAAACGCGATTATGTCCGCATCGACTAATAGTGTTACTTTGTCACTCATATAGGTTCGACCTTCTTTTTATTGGTTTCATCACGGATAAAGTATCCCACTGGTAACCCTACGATTGCCTTAGAGGCACACTTCAAACTCATGTACACCGTAGATTTACCTTGGGGTCTATCCTCGTAGGGATTGCCATTACGGTCTCGGATTGTGTAAGCCATTACCAGCGATACTCCCCACCTACACCTACAAAGTAATCACCATCTGTATAGACAGAGCCGGAGATACCTAAGTGAATCTCTTTGATTTGCACTAGGTCTTGCCTTACATTCAACCTACCTACTGCCTGTGTTGAGCCTCTCTTGTAACCGTAGTCCATACTCGCTGCGCCCTTGGACTCAAACGAGAACCAAGGTGAGGGAAGCTCCGTAACATAAGTTTGGGTTTCCCCTGTGCTAATATCCAAAACCTGATTAACTTGGGTGTCACGTTCCGACCCTTTAATAACACTTGAATCCGTGAGTTTGATGTTAGCGTTACTGATTGCTGTCTTTGGTAACGAGAGGCTACCCTTGATTGAATCTTTATAAACCTTGATAGTTTTCTTCGGAGTTTCAAGGGCTACCTCCTGTTTAGTTTCATTGATTACTTGAGATGACTCTAGTGCTAACTGAGGTTGACTAGAAGTCTGTTTGGATGGTGAAGAACTGTTCAGGTATAGGACTGATAAGACGACTGTTATCAGTAGCCATGCTTGAGGTGGGAGCTTCGGTATCCATTGGGTCACCCGTGAGGTTTGTATATTCATAAGTTGTTTCCTGTTCTTTAAAGTGTTCAAATAATTGGTAGCATCCTTCAGGGGTTACCCTCCACACAGCTCCATAAGTAACATCAGAGTCAATCGAAGTGATTAACCCTAGTGAAGCTGCAAGTGCTACTAGCTTGGGAGAGTCTCTGAAGAAGTTGGATTGGAGGGCTATCCCCCCTTTCCATGCTTTCTCTAGTACAGGGATTAGTGAGTGTCTTTCCATGAGTGTCCTATCACATACTCCCCGGTTATCGGGCAGCTAAAATTGAAATGTTTCCCTGCGAGTTCCATAGCTTTTACACAAGATTTACCTACGTGTTCTGCGTGTTGAGGTAGACATTCAATCTGCCATTCATCGTGAACGTTAAGTAGAAACTCATAGTCAACTCCAGTTACTAAAGTTTCCTTGAGGATACCATCTAGGTAAACTAAAGCTTGTTTCATTAAGATTGCTCCTGCTGATTGTAGTAAGGTGTTTAAGGCAGCATGAGAGCTACGAACGTGTAGAAGTCTCCCATCGAGACCCTTAAGATATCCTACGTAACTAGGGTTCTTAGTGGTTACTTTGGAACCGTTAACCCACTTAGAACTACTTGGTTCAACCTTAGCTTTAACTCTCTCCACTAACTTACCTAAAGCAGGAAGGTTAGTAAGGAAGTTATTACGAGAGGTCTTACCAGCTTTCCTCGCTTTGTCTCCGTTAGGTTCTCCTAAGATTGTTCCTAACTTCTCATCCCCTGCTCCGTAGATGAACCCGTAAAACCACGTTTTCGCTACATCTCGGGAGTCAATCCCTAGAGCCTTACGATTAACTGTATGTATCTCAGTACCATCTTCCTTCTTACCATCCACTACAGTCTTAATATAAGAACCATTATCAAAGGGAGCCATGTAACCAGCTAAACACCTTAACTCTAAAGCTGAAGCATCTGCCCCTACTAGAACATATCCCTTACGAGGTTTGAATAGGTCTCTACACTCTTTACCATAAGGGGAGTAAGAGGCTGGTACTTGGGCTAAGTTAGGATTGGCATGGGTCATTCTTCCTGTGACAGCACCATTGGTAATAACACCACCATGTATGATTCCGTTACGTTGGAGCTTAAGCCACGCTTGTTCACCTTCAGCTACCTGTCCGATTCTCTTATTGAGCATCATGTAAGTAGCTAAGAGTTTAGCTTCAGGGTATGGGAGCTTACCTAATACAGCATCATCAACCTTAGGTTTCCCATCAGCTGTGAACTCGTTAGGTTTCCACCCTCGGATAATCCTAAGACGACCTGAGATATGGTCACGGGAGCCCGGGTTGAACTCTGTAAGTTTTACCTTAGTAACTGGAGCATCCTTAGCGTACCCTAGTTTCTTAGAGTCAATCTTAGGGATAAACTCTTTGCCATCTTTAAGATAAAACGGAGGGAAGGTCTCACGTAACTTACGTTCAATCACCATCCGTTCTTTAGATAACATAGCGTACAAATCAGCAGCAGCTTTAACATCAAATGTAATGCCTCTACGTTCTTGTCTAGCTATGATTGTTGCTACTTGGTGTTCTAGCTTCAAGCATTGTTCGGAGTAGTTAAACTTAAGGAAATACTTATGTACAGCTTCCAGTGTTTCCACATCACCCACACAGTAGTCTTCCATCTCCTGAGACCATGCTTCAAAGCCTCCTTCATAACCAATCTTATGAATCCCTACACGTTGACCCCATGCTTCTAAAGAGTGTCTCCCGATATTCTTAGGAGCTAATCTTCCAGCTTGGATTAACTTAGGGTCTGTATCGAATAAGTTAGTGAACATCACCCGTGACATTACTAAGGTGTCTACCACCCTATTCTCATCTATAGAGAACCAAGGGTAGACTTTCTGTATTGCTGGTATGTCAAACTTGATACCGTTATGAGCTACGATATCGTGAGGTGTATTCATGAGGAGGTCTAACCCTGCTTCAATCGAATTGATATTGGACTGACTGTTGAACCTCCTACCTTTAATAAAACTGGTTCCCTTGATTACCATACAGTGTATTTCTGTAGTGTTCTCTAAATACCCATTAGATTCAATGTCCAAATATAGATATTCTTTATGCTTATTCAATACTATCTCCCTTGCGAGTTAGTTGTTATTAGGTAACCTTTAGGATAAATAAGTAATAGCTCTTTTAAGAGTTGTTACACTATCATCTAGTAACCCGAGTGCAGTATTACACCTATGACAGAGAATACCTCTTACCTTTCCTGTCTTATGGTCATGGTCTATACTGTTACTTTTAGTTGGGGGTGGTGGGCTATCACAGATGTAGCAACAACCTTCAGTTTTTAAAACCATAGCTTCATAGTCCTCAACCGTTATTCCGTACTTGCGAATCCGGTAGTGCTTCATAGTTCTTTTAGCATTTGGTTTTACATACTTAATACCCAAGGCTTTATTAAGAGCATATTTTTCTCTAGCCTGTTTAGCTTGACAGGCATTACAGCTTAAGAAATACGTGTTGTTAATAGATTGTTTTCTGAATAATTCTAGGGGCTTATCCTCGAAACATTTATTACATATCATTAAAAGTTATCCTGTGGTTTACTTCCGGTGTCAGAAGGGAACACTTTAGGTTCTAAGAACTGGTCTGTAGAATCATCATAGAACACAGGGAACCTACCTACGTTGCCATACTCACGGTCTTTAAGTAAAACCATGTGAGCTAGGTTACGTTCTTCCTTAGGTAGCTCAGGGTCTTTATTACGTTCGATACCTAGCATATAGTTACCGAACCTCATTAAACCTCTACTACCTGTGAACTGACTCTCCAGTACCTTACCTCCCATCTCATGTGACTCTCCCTTTACAGGAGCATTGAGGTGTGAGAAACCATAGAGAGTGAAGTCTAGTTCCTGTAGGAGGTCTTTAATTTCCTTAGCAATCCTATTCACTTCATCGTTAGCTTCAGAGGCTGGTAGGTGCGCTACCATCACTGTGAGGTTATCTAAGAATATATCTTTGACACCTTCAGATACCACCATGTACCGGATAGCTTTCTTAATTGAATCCCAATCAGTTCCTGAGTAAGCATGGTTGTATAGAAATACTTTACCATCTAGCTTATCAATGTCAGCTTTGATTTCATCCTGAGTAAACCCTAAGTCAGGTCTGTGGTAAGGCTTACCTACAAACTTACCAGCAATACCTTTCAGAGTTTTACCTACAGGTTCCTCAAGCATGAACACACCTACCTTCAGGTCATGTACATTGACTAGCCAAGACTGTAGTTCCTTAGCCCAATTAGTCTTACCAATACCAACACCAGCTCCAATGTAGTATGAGGTCTTACGTTGGATACCGAAAGTAAGTTGTGTTAAGGAATCCCAACACCAAGGGATACCCATAGTAGGAACCTTAATAGCCTCCTCGTAAGCATCCTGTACGCTCAGGACAGCTTCAGGTCTATACACCCTAGCATCCCATATAGCTGAGATTAACTCTGCTCCTCGGTCAGCCATGAGCATCTCATTGGCATCTTTAAGAGGAAGCCTAGCTACCTTACATTTACCCGGAGTGAACAAGTGGACACAATCTTCAGTAGCTTCTCTACCCGGCTCATCATCATCAAACATTAAGACGACTTCTTCAAACTGTTCGAGCCACTCAAGTTCTTCTGAGAGAGCTTTCTTAGCACCCTTGCAACCCTTAGGGATTGATACTACAGCCCACTTATTGTTTTGTACTTGAGATACTGAGAGTGCATCTATCTCACCTTCAGTAATCACGACTCGTTTACCACCATCTCTCCATAGGTGTTGACCATAGAGACCCATGTTCTTACCATCTCCGATAATACGGAACTCTTTATTAGCTCCGCGTATCTTCTGAGCTACTATCTGTCCACCTCGGATATAGTTAGCTATCTGTACGGTCTTCCCATTTGAATCTTTACCTACTTTATAACCCCACTTATCACAAGTCTCCTGAGAGATTCCTCGTTTAGTTAAGGCTACAGCTTCTCCGTTCAATATGAAACTACTAGACATACTAGCGTTACTCCTTTTAGTTTGATTAGTAGGGTTCTTATTGGAATCATCGGGGAACTTGTAATAGTCACAGCCCATTGAGAAGCAGGACTGGTGTCCATTGGTATAGACAGCCAATCCCTTACGACTTCCACAAGAAGGACAGCTTGTATGGTGGCTAAATATCTTTTCAGTATTACTATCCTGCATTGAAGAACTCCCCATGAAGTTTACGAGCCTTAATACAATATGCTTCATGAGCAAGCTCAGGGGTAAGGAACACCCCAAGAGATATTAACGTACCTTTTTCATCACGTATCCTAGCCCTATACTTCACACCAATTAGGGAGACACCTTTGAAGCCTGTTCTGTTGTTTGATTGGGTTCTTCTATTAAAACTGTTTTGACTAGGAGTAGCGAGGCGTAAGTTTTCAATTCTATTATCATCTCGCACTCCGTTTATATGGTCTATAGCAGCTATAGGAAAGCTTCCATATACATACAGCCATGCGAGGAGATGTTCCTGATACGCCCTTCCATGTATCTGTATAGCTCTATAACCTGTTTTCTTCAGTGTTCCTGCCTCAAGCTTGTTAACATGTAGCCCGGGTTGATTATGCTTAACCCATACAAAGCTCCCACTTAAGGGGTTATAAGTAAGCAGTTCTTTCAACCCCTCTTGTGTGAGTTTAGTCATCTTTAGAAATACCCTAAGACAATCCCTAGGGGTGCAGCGAATAAACCTACGATACGTGCGATAAACATAGCGGTAACCGGGTCATCAATACTTAAGATTAACTTGTAGAGATTTGCAGCCCAACCATAGATTGACAGTAGTAGGAGGGTTGTCACGAATGCGTAGTAAGCCTTAACCATTATGCTAATACTCCTTCACGTTTAAGTTTCTGATAGGTGTTGTAAGATACGTGAGCGTTCCACATAACCTTATGCTTGATAGCACCAGCTGAGGATTGAATAGC